TTCTCAACCTATATATTTAAGTTTCATGGCGTACAAAACCAAATATATTCCAGAATTTACGCATAAATACGTAGGTAACGTAGACAATATCATTTGCAGATCTAACTGGGAAAGAAAATTTTGCAAATATTTGGATAAAAATGAATCAATAATACGTTGGTCCAGCGAAGAGTTAAAAATTCCATATTATTCTACAATAGACCACCAAGTACACCATTATTATCCTGATTTTGTGTTTGAAGCAAAGAAAGATGACACCGTACAAACGTATATTGTAGAAATTAAACCCAAAAAACAGACAGTAAAGCCCAAAACACGAAAAAATAAACGAGCATATCTGAACGAATGTATAACATACGAAACAAATATGTGTAAATGGAAAGCAGCTACAGACTACTGTAAGAAACAAGGATGGATTTTTAAAATATTAACAGAAGAGGACATTTTTAAGGGCCAAAAAAGTGGCAAATAAAACCAATACCATCACAGATATTACCAACTATTTCTCTAATGGATTCCAAAGAAACAATAGATTTGAAGTATCATTCAGTAGAGGAGATGTTTCATTTTGGGCATCACAATGCCAGATACCACAACAATACGTAACATGGTACCCTGAGACGTTTTCTCCGTCTGGCCCTATGATTCACATTCCCATAAAACGAGAATACGATGAACGGTTTTTAATAGATTTTATAGTAGAATCTGACTGGGCAGTTAGAAGATATTTTGAAACCTGGTATGATGGGATGTTTTCGTCCGTGGTAAACGGCAGATCTAATACTGTTGCTGCACGAAATACCTCAGCAAATTTGTCCAATATTATCATCAAAGCCGTAAACCTTAATGGTAAAACTAATGCAACTATAACAATATACGAAGCGTACCCAAAACTACTATTACCATCACAATTCTCTGATGATTTAAATAATCAGTATTTAACGTTAACTGTAGACTTTAACTATAGATATTACAAATTAACATAATATGCCTTGAAAAGATTTATTATTATCCAGTTTACCTCAATATTGTGAGGTTCTTCCGTCTGGAAAACGTGTATGTTTTAGACCGATGGTTGTATCTGAAGAGAAAGCTTTAATTCTTGCAAAGAACACCAGTGATCGTTTAGGAATTTTAAAAACTTTAGAAAATATAGTTTTAGAATGTTGTCAAGACTTTAAAAAATCAGACTTTAAAAAATTAAAAATAGCAGATTTAGAGTATTTGTTTTTGCTGCTTCGTGCCAAATCTATAGGAGAAGTTGAAGGATTTACTTTAAAATGCCCAGAAACTGATGAAAGCGTTTCTTTAAAGGTAAATATAATTAAAGACACCACATTTAAAGATTCTACGGTAAACAACAAAATAAAACTGTCAGAAAATTTATTATTGGTTATGAGCGAACCCACGGTTGAACACCTGCTAAACTGCCCAGAATACGATCTAACCGAAGACGGATTCTATCAGTTTATTGCGTTGTGTATCAAACAAATTCAGTCTAGAAACGAAATTAAAGAAGGAAAAGAACTACCTTTACAGGAATTAGTAGAATTTATAAAAGTGTTTACCGGTGAACAAATGAAGTCTGTACTAAACTATTTTGACAACATAACTAAAACAGAAATAACCAAACAATACACAACATCAGATGGGACACAAAGAAGTATTGTGATAAAGGGCCTTTTTAATTACATAAATTTTTTTTTTGAACACTTAAACGTAGAAAATTTATATAAACAGCTGTTTCAAGTAAAATATTATCACGATTACGAGTTGTCTGAAATAGAAAAAATGATTCCCTGGGAAAAAACAATATTCATAGAACAAATTAAAGAACACCTAAACGAAGAAAGAAATATTAAATATAGCAGCACAGAAGGAATGATGAATGCAAGATAACACAAAATACCAAACCAAAACGTATAGCGCGCTAAATCAGCCGTTTTATTCTAATTATTTTAATAATCCTTCCCAGAACATGGTGCCCAATAAAAACGACAAAAGATACACACTTCAAAACGAAGAAAAAAGATCTGTTATTTCTCCAATACAGTCTAAAATGGATCTAACTCCAACAAAAACACCAGACCAACCAAAACAAAGTGGAGTGGTAAACGCAAATCCAAACATTTTAAAAGGAAACGTTTCTTTTGATAATCTGTTAAAAACAGACAGTATTGGTAAAACAAACTTTAATATCAATGAAATAAATCAAAAAAATAAAGAAATAATGACTATGGAGCAACGTATAAAACAAATGCCTATGTTACAACGACCAGAAAGGCAAACACCACCAACAGTAATTAACAATTACGGTGGCAATCAAGCAGCTCCGGGCATGGGTGGAATGCACAGAACAGATCCGTTGATTGGTATTAAAAATACTATGCGTTCACTTCCATCGTGGCGCACAGAAATGGGATAACAAAAAAGGCCCCTTTCGGGGCCTTTTTTCATTCGTCACCTAGAGCTTTAAGGTACGATTCTACATCTACGTCTTCATCAGGATCTGTCTTAGGTAGAGGCTTGCGGCTACTACGAACCACAGGCTCGTCTTCAACAGTCTCTTCGTTACCACCAGACGAACGAAGATCACCACCCAGAGCGTCTACAAGCTTGGTCTTAAGCTCCGCATAACTCTTGAACTCCTTGGGATTCACAAACTCCTTCAGAGAGTATTGCTTCTTCCACAGAGCTTCAAGCTTGGCGTCATCACCGTCAAACAGCTCTGAGGCTGCACTAAACTCAGACTTATCGTAGTTGACGTAACCTTCAACCTTACGAATCTTGAGCTTGAAGTTAGCACCCTTCCAGAAGTCAAACGGATTAACTGCAGTCTCGTCATCAAATTCCGGATTCATTTGCTCTTGGATCTTCTCAAAGATCTTCTTGCCGTACTTGAACAGGAACACCTTTCCCTTGTTCTGAGGAGCTGCTGGATCTTCCACAACCATAATATTGGAAACATAATTAAGCTTACGCTTGCGATCACGAGCAATACGCTTATCGCTTTCAGTACCACTATTCCAAAGCTCAGAGTTTGCTTCACAAACCGGGCACTTCTCACCAAGAGTCGTGGGGCAGTTGTGAATAAACCAGCCGCCCTTGCCCTTAAACGCGTGAGAGTACAGCTTGACCCACGGAATGTCTTCACCTTCCACAGCTGGAAGGAATCGAATAACCGCATATCCATTACTAGCAGAGTCCAGAGTAGGTCGCCAAAAACGGTCGTCCTTATAATCATTAGACTTGTTGCTCTTCTCCAGCTCTTCTTGAAGCTTGGAGGCCATTGATGTAGAATTCTTCTTTAGATCTTTAAATGACATATAATCTCCTATTAGTATCAATATACACTATAAAAACGCAAAGTCAAATTAAATTGGTAGTTTTGTTGATTTAGGAAGAAAATTTAACGATTCTCCCTCTTCTTTAAGTTTTTCTATTATTGGTTTAGACAGAACTTTCGCAATTCCTTCTACCGGAATATCTTTGCTTTCACAGACAGCAATAACGGCGTGCATGTACGATACGCCCCACTTTTCAACATATTTTTCTATTTGTCGGCAAAAATCGTTCTGGGTTTCTTCATCAAAATATAAGACCATAAATAAACCTCTCAGTATACCTATATATAGGAGATATACGGATCTTTTTCCAATAACCACCGGAGAAATAAATGCCAGACATTGACACCAACGTAACAGTAGATATAACAGGAAATACCGCCGCTATAGCCACAGATTACAGCACTAGTGGTATCACTAATGGTCACGTGCAAATTGTTAAAATGGCTTGGGGTCCTGCAAACAGCAGTTCCAGAGTTACTACTAGCACACCACTTCCAGTGGATATTAGAACTGTAACAGCCACTCTGGGTGTTACTGGTAGTGTTGCTGGTCTTGGCAATTTCCGAGTATTAAACGGCCTATCAGGCACTTCATCTATTCCATTAATAGTGTCTGGTACTACTTCTGGTGTTTACGCTCCAGTCCAAATAAACGGAAACGTTAGCGGTGTTACCAACGGAATTCCGTTAACTGTAACCGGTGGTGTAAACATTCGTGGAAATGTATACGTACAAGGCGTAACCGGCGGTATCGAAATAGGTATAACCGGCGGAAGACGATTGAACTCTGGTACAGATAGCGTTACTGTATCTGGTACGGTAGGTATCACTGGTGGCCGGTATCTACTTCCAGGTTACGATGGTGTAAGAGTTTACGGTGGAAATAATGGCGAAACCATGATTCCTGTAACTCTACGTGATGGAACCGGAAGTTCAATAGGCTCATCTGGTGGTGCTTTAAACGTAAATGTAGTGGGTGCAGGTATTACCGCTACGGTTTCTGTTGGTGCCATAGTTGGAATTTGCCAAGCAAATCAAGCCATACCACTGTTTATAGCGGGTGCCACAACAGGCCCAGCTGTGCGTATTAAAGGTTTAGGAGCCAGTGATGCTGTTCCTGTAGTGTGGTCTACAGCAATGCCTGTGTCTGTTAATGGACAGGTTTCTGTGGATCTTAATGCAATATATTCGTCTATTGATATGGTACAATCACAACTAGATGATATTGCCGCTAAATGTTCTAATATAGAAAGCATCTACAACAAGGTTGCAAACGGTGTAAACACCATTTCGCAGAAACCTGGCCAAGTGTACATTGGAACACTAATTATCAATACACCTTTAACCACATGGGACACTTCGACTGCACTGTATTCTGGTGTAACCATAAAAGCCGCCACATCAAACACCGGAAGAGACGTTATGATTGATGGAAATGGAGAAGGTAATGCTGGTTATCCATTATCCGCAGGCCAAAGCATATTCATCGAAACCAATAATCTACAAAATCTATTCTTTAGCAGTTCTGGAATTTATCCTGTAACTATTCATTATATTGCTTCATAATCTATGCCTATTCAAAACACTAGTGCTATTCTAGCAAATAATGTTAATGAAGAATTAGACCAATACGTTTTAATTCGTACAGGTGTTTTTAATTATCTACAATTCATAGACGATGAAGCACAACTATTTAACGCTAATGGTCCGATAGAATCTAAACCAAATTTAGTGTTCTACCAACAAAATGCAGAAACTAGAGTAATGTTAGACTACTCTAATGCATCCAGCAAAGATAAAAAGTATTTACAATTGCTATTTGGAGATCTGACTCAATTTTCTGGTTTGTGTTTTTCTAATGCAGCATATCTTGATGACAGATACAGCATTGACACCTCTTTTAATCTAGATTTGCAGTTTAGGGAATTTAAAGATAATGTACTGTTTGCAAAAACAACAAACAGTATAAGTTCTAACGATCTACAAAAAGTGTTTGAAGGTGGTTATTTTACATCGGTACCAACAGTAACTAGTGCAGATTCGTGGTCTAACAAAACAGCAAAAACTAATTCGTTGTTGGTTTCCGTGAATCCACAATCGTCATCTAATTTTTCTTCAAATTACTTTCAAGACGGTGATCTGATAGAAATAATCAACCCAAGCTCTGCTAATAACAACAAAAGATATGAGATTGTAGAATTTACAAAAATAAACAACAAAGAAGTATTAAAATTAAAAACTAAAGCCGTAAACGAATCTCTTTTAGGGTATTCCACGATAATAAACGTTTACGCAAAGACTAAAAGAAAAGAAAGAACAAGTCTGACTTTAGATAAAAGCGCAAAAGGTTGTTGTTATTCGTATAACGATAAAAAATATATTGTAAACGCTACAGAATACGAATGTGATGTGCGAACTAATGGTCAGTACGAATTTTTTAAAGGCACTTGTGAAGATTTTTCTGCATATGAAGTGCCGCTTCCGACCATATCGGTAAATTCAAAGATTATAGAAACAAGAAAATTACAGTACGTTTTGTTTGACGACACAGCAATCGTTACATTAAACATTTCGTATCAAGACAAAACTATTCGTATTAACAATCAAGAATACACAAATTACGTGTTAGAACGAGGAAAAATTTATAAACTTGTTCAAGACGATGAAAGTAATCTGGGTCTACCAATAAGATTCACCAAAAATTATTCAACAGTACGTCAACAATTAAACTATTATTACGATAATGTGTCAGGAACTACTAATCCTGAAGGCATTGGTTCAGAAATTTACATTAAAATAACCGACAATACTGTTGAAAATTTGTTCTTATTAACCGAAAACGATTTGTCTATAGAGCCTATTGCTCTTGCAATAATATAAAATAAATTACTCAAACTGAACTACCGTTTCAAACGGAACGTAGAACCAGTTTAGTTCGTAAGGTTCTGGTGCTTCAACAATATCAATATTTCCGTCTTTACGTATTCTTATCTTTTTCTTTGTGTATTGGAGATCTGGAATTCCTTTTGGATAGTAGTCTCCTGTTATACCCTTGTCGTAATTTAAAACAAACGCATCTGCAAGCTCCCATCGCATTCGAGTATCCCAATACTCTCTCATTTTTTCTAAAGCAATAGGTCTGTCGGGATTTCCTGGAGACGAAGTGCTTACAGCATAATCGTAACTAGTTCCTTTTTGTTCTGGGTATTTGTCTTTTCTAGACGACAGTACACGTTTGTATATCTGTTTTGCTAGTTCTTCTTCTGTTCTGTCCGGATTTAAATTTGGAGCTTTTGATTTGGTTATTGGCGGCGGAACCGATGATTGTGGCCACTCTGGTTTTATATGTTCTAGATTGCCATCACAATAATTTGGAGGTATTTTACGTGAACTGTATTCTAATCCTGCTTTTATTTTGTTGATAGTAGATGTGTTTGGTAATTCAGATGGCCGTCTGTAGTCCACACCGTATGGACCGTATGTGTTTTCTAAAACAGGAGCCCAAGATTTTAAATCTATACTTCCAAACTCTAATTTTTTTCCACGTAAATGTGTTATCAGGGACTGTTTATAATTTTTAGAAGTAAAATCTGCAATATTTACACCAGTTGTAGGAGAAATGATATACTCTTTCTTT